GGGATGGTATCGACGCCGAACATGACCAGGCATGCGTTAATCAAGCCGAGCAGCAGCACGAGGGCGCGGGCGATGGTCGCACCGCTGACGCCTGGCGTACGCGGGTCGCCGCCTTCCACCTGTTCCTCTCCGTAATCCATCATGCCTCCTTGTTCGTGAGCGTCACCGTGAGGTTCTTCAGCGCCGCGTTGACGGCCTCGCTCACGGTCTTGGTGATGTCGGATGGGTTCGCGCCCACCGATTTCGCCAGAGCTTCCAGCGCGGCCGTCTGGGCCTTCTCATACGCGGTGGTCTTAGCCTGCACGTAACCGCTGATCTGATCGGCGCGGGCGGCCCACGTGGCCTTCTTGCTGGAATGGATCAGCTTCACGCCAGCGTCCTCCAGCACCTTCATCTGGTCGGGATGCCCCAAACCGATGCGGCCTGTCTCCGGGCTCCAGTAATAGACCACGCCGGTGTCGTCGTCGCGGATCATAAGCGCGCAACTCATGTCTGTTCCTCCTTGGTTGTTCAGAATCTGATTCGCCCTGTTGATGACGCGGGCCACGTCCAGGCCGTTCACGGCCCTATCGGGGCAGCCGGCGTGATCCGTGCCGGGCACCTCGCGGTGCAGCACGATATTGCCGGTGCGGTTGCCGGTCTCGTCGTGCCACAGCTTCGTCCACCCGTAACGGCGGG